TTACACACCTTATTTTAGTTAAAAAAAAGGGCAGCAATAACGCCGCCCTTTTTCTAAATTATTTATTATACTGCGTTTGAACCAAAGATACCTCTTGGATCAGAGAATCCAAATACATATCTTTCTCTCGCTTTGTATCTAACATTACCTGTATCGAAGTCACCTTCCATAGTAGTTTTGATAGGTGATCTAACAAAGTGTTTAAGACCATTTGGTACATCAGTTTTAATGAACCATTTTTTTGCAGCCGTTAAGTAGTGATTAACTACATAACCTTGAGGAATCATCCCCATGTTTTTGATTGCATTAATGTCATTATCTGCTGTGCCAGTTCTACCTTCAGACTTCATAAGTCTGTCAGCAGTAAATTGAAGCTCAGAAGGAATAATCATTTTCATTCCTCTAGCCGCAATTTTTAGGCCTCTTTCATCAGTAAACGCAGCGATGTCTATTAACGCTTGTTCTAATGAAGTTTCGTTAAGGTCAGATGGAGTAGTTAACTCGTTAGAGAAAGTTCCTGCCATAGTAGGGTGAACAGTAGAACATAGTTCAACTCCATCACCACCAGCAAATGCTGCTGTGAACGCATTGTTCAATACAGCTGCTGCCTTAACTTGCTTAGTGTTTGCCATAGATCTTGCTAACGCTTTTGTATATCTAGACGCAAGTCTGTCATACAAGTTATCTTCGATAGCTTCTTCTGTGATTGCAAACGCTAAAGCGATTGTTTCATTTGTGTAACGTGCTGTGAAAGTTTCTTGTGCATCGTCAAACTGAACGCCTTGGCCTTCAGGTTTAACCGCTGCATTAGCAAAACCACTTAACATTACTTCTTCTTCGAAAGCTCTGTCTGATGATTCTGTGTCAAAAATTTCACTATGCTCGTTAGCATACTGTTTATATTCAAGTCCGAATAAAGCATTCAAACCTGGTTCTAGTTCTTTAACTAGTTGTGCTCTTGATATAGCCATAGTTGTTTATCTCCTTATTAAGATTATGAGTATAAACCAGCGCCACCGGCGATCGCAACAACAACATTTCCACCTGCAACAGTGAAGTCTTTGTTTTCTGGATCATTGCCGTAAGCAACTAATTTAAACATTGCCGTTGCACCAGCTGAACCGATATCTAAAGTAGTAATTGATTGACCACTTTTGTTATCAGTTGCAGTGTAGTTATTTACGTTGAAGTTGTTTGCTCCACCCATTAGGGTTTGTGCAACAGCTGCATCCGCTTTCACTTCATATTGCTGAAACGGGTTGTTGATTACAAACGCTTCAATTTCATTTGAACCGTTATTGTAGTTTACTGATGTAGTTTGACCTGCAACAATGTTATTGCTGAAAGTTGGTTTGCCTGAAGCATCAATAAAGAATGCTCCATTGAACACACCTGTTAATAATGCGTCTGCATTATTAGCCCAAGCTGTTCCGCCGGCTCCACCATCATCTGTTAATGTAAACGATGCATCTTGTTGGAAACCCTGATTGCCTGCATCTTGTGTAGACATAGGATCTCCTTTATTAGTTGCAACGCCTGGTGCTGTTTGGATTCTATACTCAGCTTGACCAGATGTAGCTGGAGTTTGTCCAACTGTATTGATCGCTCTAAGTCCAAATCCTACTGTACTTGCATTTGCCATAGTTTTTGTTCCTTTGTTGTGTACCTGTCTCGAAAGACTTCCAGTACGGATTTATTTTATTCTGTTGGACTTAGAAATTACTAAATAATTATTTCTTAGTACCACCAAAAGTTACACGAGTTTGCCTTTCATTATCGATTGGCATACTTGGGTGCTGTTCCTTCATAAGATCGTTGTTCACAGCGTCATCTTTATCTTTAGTCAGCTGATCGTAATAAGCTTCAATTTGCTTTGCGATCTCTTCTGGTATCCTTGCCAGCAAAAGTCCTCCTACTCCAATAACTCCTGCGAATTTACCTTCAGTCATTTCAGGGTAATCTCCTTCTGGATATTCTTCAGCTCTAACTAATTCATATCCTTCTCTTAGAGATGCTGCTATGTTTTTCGTATCATTGTATCCCATAGTTTCAGCTCTTATCCATCTATGTCTATAACCGTTTGGCGCAGTCGGTGCATCGAGTGATGAGGGTGGAGACCAAACTTTTTTTTGAGATTTTTTTTCTCTTGTTTGGTTCGCACGAGAAGTTTTTATTTTATCGTTTTCCATATGCTTATATTCCTTCCGTGATGTTATTTACTTGTTTCGCATAGTCTTCTAATGGCACACCTAATCTTTTAGCAATTGCTACCTGTGAAGGTGTGAGCTTAACAGTTTTTTTGCGTCCTGTTGAGGCTGAACGTCTAGCCGAAGCTACATTTTGAGCAGGTTTTGCTCTTTCTGTAGTATTGTTTCCAATTGTATCAAACTTGTGGGGAAATTCAACCCTTATTCTTTTATCAACTTCCACATAGTATTCGTCAGATTTAGGATCATATCCTTCTTCTTCTACTAACTTTTTATGTATATCAAAAGCTGTGTAAGTCATAGCAGAATCATTACCAAACCAACTATTATTAGATGCCCAATCTTCTGCTCTAGGGTCTGTAACAGGTGATCTTGTATTATCTCTTTGAGGAGTAATATTTACTTCTCTTGGTTTAGGAGTTTCAACTTCTTGTTCTGCTACTTTCATACTATTTAATCTTGCAGAATCCATAGTTAAAGATGCAATTTGCTCTTGTGCTTTAACTTGACCTTCAACATCTTGAGCTTCAATAGAAGTTTTAAGAGCTTGTTTAGCAGCTACTAAATTACTTTTTACTCTGCTTTCAAATTCAGATACATAAGTTTTATCTAATTTAGATAATCTTGCTTCTGTTTCTTGTTTTTGTCTATTAACAGTTTCAGCAAAAACTATAGCTTCTTCTTTTTGTCTTTCAGCTTCTCTCATTTTACGAGTTAATTTAGCAATACGTTTTTGAACGCCATCACTATACTCTTTTAACTCATCTTTTTTTTGCTCTGGATTTTTTTCTTCAAGTTTTACTTCTCTTTCATTTTCAAAAGATTTGTCTTCAGGTACTTGTTCAACTTCTATTTTTTCTTCGACAATAGGTTCAACTTTTTCTGGTTCTCCTTTTTCGTCTAAATCAATATCGGCTCCAACTGTTTCACCAACATCAATTAAATCATTTTCTCTTTCGTCTGGCATAGTTTCCTTCCTATGTTAAATTAAATGAAGAATAGATTCAGGATCTTTAATAGTTCCTAAAACTTCATCATCGTTAAGTATTCTCACTTCTCCACCTTCTATTGGTAGACGTGATCCAGCATATCTTGCAAAAATCACCCACTCTCCTTTTTTACACCAAGGCTCTCCAAATTTATCTTTATCCTTGTATGCTAAATCTCCCATCTTTAAAACATAACCGCAAGTAGTTGCAATTCGTGCTTTGTCTAAAGATTCTTGGGAAAATAATATTCCACCTTTAGTTTTTTCTCTAGGGGTAAAAGGTAAAACTAAAATTCTATAACCACTTGGCTCTGGAAGTTCTTCTACTGTTTCAGTTCCAATATTGTCTGGATGCAAAGGTTCTGTTGTTGAACCTACATTAAGTTCTTTTTTTTCTTCTTCGTATTTTTCTTGAAGACCTAGTTTAATTTTTGGTATTTCCTTGGCCGATGTCGATAACGTTTCCTTGCTCATCTTTTTGCTCCTTAGGTTTTAGCAGGTTAGAGATATCCTGTAATGTTAGTTGTATTGCATGTCCTTGTCCTACTAGATATCGGTATTTTTCCATACTGTCAACCCCTCCTGTAAGAAGAGCATCTCCTATATCTTGTAGTCTTTGGTTTAGTTCTTTTTGTATTTTACTTATTAGTAATATATCGTCCATCTTCTCTCCTTATAGTTTAAATTGTTGTAATACTAGTAACTTTTCTTCAGCATTTGCAATCTTTTCTATTTGTTTATCTACTTCTTCTATGTGTTGTGGATGTTCTCCAATACCTACAGAATTTTCTAAGTAAATCTTAAGTGTGGCATCTGCTTCAGATATCTGTGCATTATATCTATCTTCTAACGCCGTTAATATTGCTTCTCTCATATTATTTTTTTTAAAACTTTAGCTTGACTTGCATGTAGTTTAGAAGCTTTCTTTAAACCCTTAATTACTTTTTTAACCTTTTTAACTTTTTGTTTTTTCATTTCTTAGCCACCTTATCTTTGTTAGGACCTTTTTTAATTATATAGTCTTGAGTTCCATTAGCACCTGAATTAACTTCTTTTTTTAAATGTCTAAATAAACTCATCTCTTTGATTTTTTTATAGTTGCTTTTTAAAAAAGTTTCAAGAACTTTTGAATCTCTCATTAACAGTTCCATTTTTTAAGAGACTTAGATAGTCTATCTTTGCCTGTGTTATTACTGGGTTTTTGTCTTTTTCTCATGCCTGTCATTCTAGCACAAAAAGAAGTTCTACGTTTAGCCGCTTTAGAACCTGATTTTAATTTTGATGGTTTTGTTGTAACTGCTGTTTTTAATTTGGAACCAGGGTTTGCTGCTCTGTAGGAAGCCACACCTTTAGCATTAAGTCCACCTGATTTAGACTTACCTTCTTTTCGTGTCCATGCGGCACTAGCCATGTATTGCACCACATAACTTACATCTCAATGGTTGATGTTTTCTTAACATATCCTCAGGACATGAACATCTTTTACCAAAGATTTTATCGACAAGTTTATTGTATAATTTTTTTAGTTTTTTCATTATGCTTTAGCTTTATTTTTTTTACTGTTTGGAAATCCAGCTTTCATATTTTTATATGATTTAGATGAAATTGTAGAATCTGCTTTACTTCTAGAAGTCCCAGCTTTTTTACGAGCGTTGATGTTAGCCCAAAGACCATTTTTAGCTGCAACTCTTCCACCACCTTTTAAAAAACCCATTTTATTTCTAACACCTGTAGGTAATTTTCCTAAAGATTTTTTCTTTTCAGTTGGTACTGGTTTTAATTTTTTAATCATTATTTTTTAAATCCTTTTAGTGTTTGAGCAAATCTTGCTCTTTGTCCCATTTTACCTGGTTTCTTTGCCGCCGCACTTAAAGTCTTAGCAGGGATAGTGTTTCCTTTTTTAATACCTAAAGAAGCCCTTAAAGAACCTGGTTTTTTAATTGCTTTTTTAATGTTTAACACTAACAGATATAAGTTTTTTGTTTTCTACCCGCCATGACTTTACCTTGGCCTCTAGTAGTTACATTAACCATTCCACCATTTTTAAGTGAATTAACAATTCTTTTTTTTTCGGCTGAAAGGTTTTTTTTACCTTTTTTACTATATGCTTTTTCAGAATCAACTCTTCCAAGTTCTTCTAATCTATTCATTCTAGATGAATTCATTATTTAGCTCCTCTAGATTCGTCTCTTCTAGATTTGTAACTTTGTGATTTAGTAGATTCTTTTCCTCTTCTTGCTCCTAGAGATTCATCTAGTCTATCATTAGCACCTTGTTTTTTTGAACTTCCATATGGAAATCTAACATTTGATCTTACGCCATTTTGTCTCATAATATTTTCTCCTAAGTTATTTTTGTTTTATCAGATGTGTTGCCTTAAGTCCATAGACAGATGCAATTACACCAACAAAAATTGTTTGGTACCATATTGGTAAATTTCCAAAGTGCATAAAGAATAACTCCATTTTTTCCATATGTACAGGATTATCAGACCAAACACTCCAACCCAACATTACGATTGGCACCGAAAGTAAAATCAAAATAAATTCGTCTTTCCAATCTGAATTTCTAGATTCTAAGAGTTTGCCTGAATATTCTAATTCACCAGTAGCCATACGTTGTGCAGTTTTAGCTGCAGCGTCTGCCATCATCATTTTTGTTTCCTGTTTTTTTTTGTAAACGTGACTTCCTGCGGAAACGGCTAATTTAATTGCCGATAACCACATGGATTAGTACCATTTAGCTGTAACAGGTTTTTTGTCGGCTCTCATAGCTCTAGTTCCCTTAACAACAACAGTTTGTGTTTCTTGTGGGTTAGTAGCTTCGATAGTAACGCCGCCTGTTTGGTATCCGTCTTTTCCAACACCTAATTCTTTAGTAATTTTTGATGCTTTAACGTATCCAGAACCTCTTTGCCAATCTTTGTCCATAATTTTCTCCTTAATGATTTATTATAGTTAATTTTTATTAAAATTTCTACCAAAATCGTTTCTCTTACTTTGATCTGCCATTCTTTGTCTGTTTAAAGAGTTTTCATTTGATAACATTGTCTTTGTTAGCGAAGTTTCAGCTCTTAATTCTGCTAAATCTTCGTTTTGTTCCATTTTTTCTTCTGTGTTTTGTTGGTTCATCATAGCTTTCATAGTATCTAAGCTAATTCTACCTTCATCAAACTCTTTTCTTGCTTGATTTTGTCTTGCTTTTAAATCTAACTCTCTAGATTTAAGTTTAAGTAGGGGATCACCACCAAATTCAGTTAACATTTTTTGTTCTTCGTCCATATAATCTTTAGTCATCTCTGCAATCAACACAGCTTTTCTACCATTCATCATGTTAGTTAATTGTTGTGCTTCTTGAATCAATTGTTGGTTATTAGGATTTTGTTGTAACATTTGTTGCATCTGTTGAGCTTTAATTAGTTCTTCTTTAAACTCTAATTGAATTTGTTCTTGTCCCATTAAAGAAATTCTTTCCAATATATTTTTTTGTAAAGCACCCATCACTGGAGGATTGTTTTGTACTGTATTTGATTTCATAAAATTTAAATGAGAATCAATATGTGCTTTGTGATCTTGTCCCGGAAACGCTTGAAAAGGTTTCATGCTCATTGCTGCAATCTCTTCCATACTTGGATCAATTGGTTGTGGTTGAAGAGGTGCGGGTAAAATTGCATTTATGTTTTTTACACCTATGGCTTGGTACATACTTCTATACGCTTGATACAAATCATGAATTTGAGGATTAGATTGTGCCAATTGTAATTGAGTTTGTGCCATGCCAATTCTTTGTGTTTGAGAAAATATATTAGGATCGGCGATTGGTAGAATATCTATTCTATCATCAAAATCTTGAACTTTAATATTTCTTGTAGCACCGGGAACATCGTAAGGATATTCAGGTGGTAAATAAGTTTTAAATACGTTTGCTAATAATTTAAACTCTTGTTTAAGACCTACGTATAATCTTTTATGGATCGCTGACATTACTCTCGATCCACGTTCCAATAACGCCACTGTAGTACCCACGGCTGCTTGTTGATTCATGTCGCCAACTTGTGCATCTGCGATACTAGCGAATCGTTGACCCGCTGAAACTACAACTCCCATTAATTGAAGTAGAGTTTGGTCTGGTCCTTTAAAAGGTAATGGCATAAACTGATCTTTGATATTGCCTCCCGGAGCGTCGACATCTCTGAACTCACCAGGTTGTAAGGGTTGTGCGTCGTCTCTAATTCTAATACCACGAGATTTAAATCCAGCAGGTAAATTAGCTAAAGTTCCAGCATCTAATAATTGTCTTAGAGCAGCCGTTGCTGTTCTAGTTAAACCACCAATCATATGAATTAAACCAAAACCATAAAAACCTGTTCCTGGTAAAAATTTAAATTGTACAAAGTAGTTTATTTTTTTCATCATTTTATCATTTTCGTTATAATTTCTTCTAATAGATAAAATTTTATTATTGGATTCCGCAATTGTTACAATATAGGGTAGTTTAATTCCTGTTGGTTCTCCTTCTGGAGACATGTCTTCATATCCTTCTATATCTAAATCAACATGCATTTCTAAAAGAGTATACTGATCTTCTTGACCATCTTTAGAAATTCCTTCTAGTTCTAATTTTTTGTCTTCTAATTGATTTTCAGTAACAGGTGGAGTACCTAATTCTATATCTCTATAGAATCCTGCTACTTGTTGTTTTCTTAATTCGTTTTCTGAAATCTTAATTACATGAACAATAGCTTCTGCATCATCTAAAGAGTTTGCAGAGTAAGGTACAATTAAATCATCCGCAGGTACAAATTTACTTACAGCTCTACCTAAAAGATCATCATAATAAACTTTCTTAAAGGTAGAACCTGACAGGGGAAGATAGAAAAGCATTTGATCAAACTCAGGTTCGTATTCTTTCATTTGATCCATAATTTGGTAATTCATAAAGTCTTTAACTCTATGAGATTGGTCTTGTTTTTCTGGAGTAATTTTTCCTAATATTTGTGTTCTAACAGGACCATCTGCTGGTAGTAATTCTTTGTAAGCTTGTGCTTGAAACTGAGTTACGGCTTCTGCAAGAACTGGGTGATTAACTCCACTAGCTCCTCTAAAAGGTTCAGTACGTCTTTCATATTTAAATCCTAAAAGACCTAAACCTTCTCTATAAGATTGTTCCCAATCTCCACGAGATTCTTTGTAATCAGTATATTTGTCATAAAGATTAGATCCTAAAGGATCTAAAACACCATCATCTAAATACTCTGCTAAATTTGAAAAATGATCTTCTCCTTCTTCTGGAGGAGTTGTTGGATCAAAAGAAACTTCTGCTCCACCCTCGTCGTCCATCATTACTTCAATATCTTCAGATGTCTCTACAACATCTTCAGTTGGAGTTTCAATTTCGACTACTTCCTTTTCTACAAATTCTTCATCGCTTACCGATTGATTCGGTAAAGCATCATCTATCTCTGCCATATTATCCTTTTAACTTAAACATTGTTGCAAGTCCACCTTTTTTAAATCCTACTCTTCCACCATCTGCCCATCCCCAACCGCCATCAGTTCTACCTGATTTAGTTGAGCCTGCAGATGTTGCTTGTCTTGATCCACCACCCATATTTCCTGCAGCTCCTCCTGAATTTACATTACCACCTGTACGATCGTTTTGAGCGGCGTTACCTGCTTTGTTCATTGCAGTAATACTTACTTGTTCCCTTAATCCTCTAGCGTTTGCTTCGGCTTGTCTTTGTTGTTCAACTTCAGCTTCTCTTTTTCTTTCAGCTTCTCTTTTTCTTTCAGCTTCTCTTTTTCTTTCAGCTTCTTTAATTTGTTTATCTAATTTATTTTTAACATCAAGTTGTTTTTGTCTAAATAAATATTTACTTCTTATCATTTTAGTTTTTTTATTTTCTATATCTACTAAATTTTGATCATCTCCTTCAAACATTCCTGTCTCTTCATTGAAATTTACAGCTCCTCTGTTTTTTGTTAAAGTATCTCTTAATTGATTAAAATTTTCTCCAACTGCTTCTCCATAATTACCAAAAGCAGATCTTGTATTTAAACCAAAGGGATCTTTATTGCCCATACTGTTTTCACCAAATACTGTCGGACCATCATAACCCATTTGTGATTGAGTAAACACTTGATCCCCTAAAGACATATCATAATATTTATCAGGCATAGCTTTTGAAATCAGTCCGGAAATTCCAAAAGGAATACCAGAAGTTTTTCTAGTATCTATTTGACCTGTTCTTATCATTTCACCAATGTCTGCTTGTCCTCCCCCAGTAAAATTATTTATAAAAGATTGAACTTTATTTGGATTAGTTAATCTGTTTTGTCTGCCTTGAGTAGCAGTCATAAAATCTTGAGTTAAACCTATTGGCAAACTAGAAATTCCATCACCTTGATTTTGAAATTGATTTATATTTTGATTTATAATTCCTGGTTGAACAGGAGTGGGAGTAGGCGTAGGTGTTGGAGTAGGTGTTGGAGTAGGTGTTGGAGTTGTAGGTGTATTTCCTTGATAACCAAATAAAGATAAATAATCATTTACATTTGGATATTGGTTTTGAAGTACTGAACTATTGTTCCAAGTGTTTGTGTAGTTTGTATAATCGTATGCCATTAGTAATAAGTTCTCTCTATTGATGGTAATGGATCTATACGTTCATCATCTGGATGTCCTATAAATCCCCCTTGTCTAAATCTCATTATAGCTTGTGTTGTGCTATCCACCAAATCATCATGATCTCCATAAGGAAATGATGCACACTCTTCTATAACCTCTTCCGCAAAACGCTCGTCCGGTGCCCAAATCAATCCACTTTCAAAAATGGGTGACACGGCATTGACCCTAGCGTGTTTGTCGTTTCCTTTACTTGGAGTATAGTTTATAACAGGAATACCCATCTTTCGCAACTCATAAGTTAAAGGCATCCCAGATGCTTTTCCCTCAATGATAACTGTTTCAGGATTCCAATATTTGTATTGCTCTAGGGCTACTTTCCTAAGTTCTGGAAACTCAAGTCTTTCTTTCATGGAATCTAATAATATTAAATTTGGAGGACTATCTTGATCTGGATAAAATACTCCCCAAGTAGTGATTGCAGAATAATCGGCAGTTTCCTTTTTTAAAAAAGCCGTATCGTAAGATTGAATAATATGTTCTAAAGGAGGGATATAATCTTTATCCCACACGTTCCACCATTCTCTTTTAATCAACGATCCTTCTTCAGCTGTTGGATTTTGCATCCACTGTGCGTTCCACTTACCAATAGAGATAGAAGCTTTAACCCCTTCTAGTTCTTCTTTTTTCCAATACTCAGGCCAAACAGGTTGACCACTTGGAAGTATCGCTGGAAATTCTATCAGCTCCCATTTATCTGATTTTAATTCTTTTTGGTTCTTGAGTAACATTCCAGTTAGATCTTTCATATTCCATCTAGTCATAACCACAACAATAGTTCCACCAGGCTGAAGTCTTTGTCTAGGACCTGATGTATACCATTCATAAGCACGTTCCATCGAAGACATGTTTAAGGCATCTTGCTCAGAGTGTGGGTCATCGATAATAAGTAAGTCCGCACCACGGCCCGTGATTGCTGAACCAACTCCCGCTGCATAATATTCACCACCTTGTTCAGTCTCCCATTTACCAGCCGCTTGACTATCCTCTCTAAGACGAGTTTCAAAGACTTGTTTGTATTCAGGGGAATCCATTAAGGTCTTAGCTTTTCGACCAAATCGTATTGCAAGTTCAGTTGTGTGAGTGGATTGGATAATTTTTAAATTAGGTCTACGTCCTACCATCCATGCAGGAAGTAGAAAGGATGCAAACTCAGACTTGGTATGTCTAGGTGGCATATTAATAATAACCCTTTTAATCTTACCATTTGCTATATCGTTAAATTTATCTGCAATTTCTTTGTGATGTGGTCCTTCTATAAATTCAGGCCATACATGTTTTACAAACGAAAGAAAATCGTCATGTACTTTTTTTTTAGTTTTTTTTTCTGAGAGCTTTAAAGCTAATTTAATAAACTGTTTCTTAGCATCAGAAGGTAAGTTATTGATTACTTCTTCATTCATAAAAATTTTTTATAATATTTTTCACACCTTGTAATATTTTTCATAATGAAAATACCCCATATCTATATCTAAATCAAACACTATATACTAACATTTAGTTACATACTTTTCGTTAGGGTGTTCGTTAGTTTGTAATTACTTTAACCATCCTAATTGTGTTGGTACCTCTATCAAGTATTGTAGGGCTACGCTCTCTTGTTATCTAAACAAATAATAATACCTTCGGTATATTATTTGTGTGGAGGAAGATTGCAACCCACACGTGTCTCGTGTGTAGGTTGCAATCTGTAAACGGATCGAGATCCGTCAACAGTTAATAAGATTGAATAATTAAACCATCATTAAATTGTATTACACTTGTATTATCTTCAAGGTCTTCAATTGTTTTGATGTCGTCATATTCTTTTTTAATCTCATCAATGTTTTTATATTCCGAGTAATCACAACAGATGGCGATCGGATCGAATTCCATCTGTTCGCCGATGTCGTCTTCTAGGTTGGTTAAATACTCGAAGAGGGCTTGTAAGCCCTCGTAAGTAAAATTGTTTGGTCTATGTTTTAGAAACCAATCTCTAAAAGTATTAATTGTGATTGTGTCTACCATTTTTTTACCTTTCTTATTTGGTTATCAACTCTTGATATGTTTGCTTCTTGCTCGGCGATCCGTTCCCTTCTTTCCGATGCCCACTGATCGTGGGCTTTGATCTCTTCTTCTATTTTTAAAAGTTCATCAAAGGTTTCATTGCCTCGCAATGCAACACCCAAATGATTTGCAATTACTTTGTAGTTTAGTTTCATT